ATATAATCGTATTTGTGAAAACTCATAACCCGAAGGTCATAGGTTCAAATCCTATCCCCGCTACCAACCTAAGTAATTGAATCTCTTATGTTTTTAGGTATTTATAAGCAGTTTTGACTGCTTATAAATTGGCGTTCGGTGACAGATTTGGTGACAGATTTTTGACTTTTACTTTTATTTTGGTAATCTCTAATGACATACATTATTTCGTGGGGAAGTTATGTCAATCGTATTTAATAATAAACCTATTAAAGTAACTAGACATGGTAATACTCGTTATGAGGTTAGAATTGTAAGAAAATCTTTAGGGTTAAATCATAGGAGCTTTCATAAGACTCTAAGAGAGGCTAAAGCGAAACGACAAGAGATACAGGATTCTTTTAATACTAAACAGTATGCTCCAGACAACAAAAGGACCTTTGCAGATGCTATAGACTGGATTAAAAAGAATCCAAATGAACTAAATAAGCTCATTAAATTTAAAAAGAAAGGCCAAAATAACCAAGAAACAATAGAGAACTATTTTAGTTGCTGGAAAAACTTATCAACATATAAGTGGAAAAGTATCAAAATACAGAACTTAACATCCAAATTGATACATGTGACTTTGCTAGAGTTTGGAAAAACAAAAGGATGGGGTAAAAGATCTAAACGATTTGTTCCTATAGAAAACACTAAAACATATCACCATTATTTATTATGGCTTCATCATTTATTTGAAATAGCTACAGAACAAAAGTGGATTGGCTACAATCCAATAAAAAAACTGCAAGATAGCAAAATAACATGGAATTTCAAAAGAAAAAGGCTACCTACGGAACAAGAAATTAAAAGTATACTGACAGCTATCAGAAAAATTGCAGAAGCAAGACCTGATAATCCTGTTTGGGATTATTTTCCATTATTTTTAAGGATAGTTATTGAGCTTGGACCTAGAAAGGGGGAGGTTCATGCTTTAGAAAAAAGCGATATTACTATTTTAGATGAAAATATTGAATCTCATAGAAAAGCTTTGAGCATGGGAAAAGGCATTAAAATAACTTTTAGTAGATCTGGCGTTGATAAGGAAAGATTAAAAAATGATGATGAAAAAAGAGTTACTTTTTTACCAAAAGAATTATCACAAGAAGTTATAGATTTAATGAACAAGCATCCTAAAGATAAAAAATTATTTCCTAAGCATTGTGGTGCAAGTTGGGATCCCGCTCAATATCTTGATCATGCTAGAAAAGTAGCTGGTATTAAACCAGATGAAAACAAAGAAAATATTACTTTTCATAGCTTCAGGCATTTAAAGGCTACATTATTTGCAGAACAGGGTAAAACACATTATGAGTTAATGGCTGCTTTAGGATGGAAGAGCATACAAACAACTACGACTTATGTAAAAACTAGCGAAGAATTAATTTTAAATGCTCTAAGCTGATTCTTCGATTCCTAGCCATTTATAATATCTACTAGGGCTAACCAAAATGATAGGTCTTACTGACATATCATTTGATACTCTTTTTTCTAATATTGCATCTTCTAGTCCGTTAACATGCCTTCTTGATATTTCTGCTCTTAAAGATTCTAAACTTGCATGAATATTAGGATTTAGTGCATAAAACTTTTTAGTTGTCATCCAATCATTATTTTCCATTAATCCTCCTCACATTGCTTTTTTAAATAAATTTCAAATGGAACTGCCTCCTTTTGAGGAGGAGGCTGTTCCTTTACTCCTATAGATTCATTTCTATTTATTTGCGATCTTATAAACCCTATCTGACTTCTAATGGATCTTAATTCACCATCTAAACGATTGATGATATTTTGAATATTAGATAATTTATCTTCAAACTCACTCATTAGCTCTAACTGACAATATTTCAGCATCTAAATCTGTTCTTAATTCTTTTAGATTCCTGGTGTCGTCAATATCCCAATTATTTCTTGATAAAAAAGCGATCTCACTAGATGTAAAACAATCGTCTCCTGTTTCTGAAGCAGGGCTATTAGTAAAAATTAAATCGCCTTTCTGATAAACCATATCTCTGTCATTGATGAGTCTAGCTGGAACTAACCCTGGTATAAACTGATGATCAAAACATCCTTTTTGTTGATCCTTGATACTTAATAATTTCTTCTTTTTAAGGCATCCCCAGATGGCCTTATCACTAGTATTTTTAATATCTGGCTTAGAGAATCTACAATTGCGACAATTCACACTACCAGGCGTGAATTTACCTGTATAGATATTTCTTTCTTCCTCGCTCATAAAATTTAACCGATAATCAGAAGCCCTATAAGCGCCTACAGGAGGCTCTTTTAAATTTAAAAGCCATTGTGCCTTGTCTTTTAGTTTTTGATACAGTGTAGGCTCAAATTCGATGCTCTCTGAGTAGATTTCACTTGTATTCTTATTGTATACAACGACCAGTATTTCATTACTAATGTTTAAATCTGTTTGTTCTTTTAAAGCACCGCAGTAAAACATAATTTGACTATGATATTCAGGAGAGAATTTTTTATAACCTTCTCTAAGTAGCTTTTTATATCTTGTCTGATTAGCGGTCTTACACTCCCACAAATGTAAACCGCTACTTGTTTTTGTATTTAACAATCCATCAATGTGATATTGCAGATGGCCACCGAAAAAACTAGAGCCGATCTGTTTTCCTTTTTCATGGGTTATCAAATCAACACCAGAAATTTTATCTTTAAAGATATTTGCAATTTGTTCTTCTAAAATGTGTCCAAGCGCAAAAATCCTTTCTAGCCTTGCATTATTCAAAGGTGGAAAAGACCATCTCCAATTTAAAAATAACTCTCTAGAACAGTGCTTGCCAATCTGCGAAGCGCCGAGGTAGTGTCTCCTCGAAAGGGGATTGGAATTATCATCTGACAAATTGACAAGCTGATCTATGGGTACTGTTTTCATTCTTTAGTCGTCATCATGTAAAAAAGATGGAACATCACCACTGGCTGTTTCTTTCTCTATTGCTTCATCCAATGTTTCTTTTTTAGGTGGTAAGAACAACTGAACATCGTTTGTAGGTGGTCTTGATTGATAAGCAGCTTTTGTCTTAACTTTAACCTTGCCCATTTTTCCAACAATTTTACTTAACAGCTCTTCAGATATTTCTTCTCCTACAGGTACGGCTTCTCCAAAGCATACAAATGCTCTCGATAATTTCCCAAGAGCAATATCATCTTGTTCTCCGTTACGAAAAATATTTAGCCAAGATGTGATATCAGCATTTTGATCTGGTTCTTTTAGGGCTAATAAAATAGTAGTTCCAGTTTCCTTACTAATAATTTTGGTTCGTTCCACTATTACTTTATAAGTGCCAGGTTTAAGTATCTTAGGTGGTAAAAACTCCCCAGGATTAAGTTCTATTTCTCGTTCTGGTACAGGTATAAATTTAGGCAACATTTTTATTCTCCTTTTTGATTATTTTTGACTGTGAATAAGCTTTCTTAAATGCGTTATAGCTAAGTGGAATTTGATGACGATTGTTCTCATCGGTCAATGGTCGTCTTGATTTAGCTTCGAAACTCGTTGAACCGCTGGTGTGTAATATTCGACTATCGCTTCCTACTGCGATAGTCTTTTTATTAAACCCCTCTCCCCTTTGAATGGTCCTTGTATCGAAATTTGCAAATAGCAAAAAGTCACTCCACTCTTTGACTAGACTTGACGCCTTTTGATGTAACTTTAACGAAATGAAAGAGTAGGGTTCTAACATAGGATCGTTTTTTGTGGTGTTTTGTGTATGACAGATCAAGCAGATCATCATGTTATTCTTTTCTACTAATTGATCTAACAGCCCTAAGAATTTTCTTAACTCACTAAGGCTATGGCTATAGCCTTTGCCAAAGGGAATATCAGAAATATCCTCTACTGGTTCTCTTTTGTTGAATTGCTGCACGATAGACTTATGAATTAATGCTTCGAGGAAATCAAGACTATCAATGACTAAAGTTTTAAATTTATCTTCTTTTTTATCTAGCAACTCATGGATAACATCTAAAACTTCAGCATAATTAGATAAATTCTGAACACGATTAACATCCAAATGATTTGTGCCTTTCTCTAAATCTAAAAATAAAGGCTTTGGCATTTGAGAGGCAAAGGTACTCTTGCCAACCCCGTTCGTTCCTGAAAGAACGATCCTAGGGGGTTTCTCCTGAAGTCCATTAGTTATATTCATTTGTCTTCTCCTATGATTAATATTGCTGCTTCTAAATCTAAATAAAGATCCTTTTGTTCGTATTTATAAACCAATAATTTTTGAGGAGATTTTAAAACCCACTTTTTTTCAAAAGGGAAGGCTTGAGGACCAATAACATTAATTTGCTGTTTAGCTAACCTGCTTATTGCTTCTTGATAATCACTCATTAAAAAAAACCCCGAATTAATGACTTAATTCGAGGTTATTAAATTATATTATCTATGTCAAGTAAAAGTAGACAAGTATTTTAAAACATTACGATATGCTTTAATTTAAAAGGAATTATTATTAGATTTCCTTAACTTTAATAAAATATCTACGACATTGTTTTCCTCTATTGCTATTTTTTGGTCTATTCCTTTTCTTACTAAATAGCTATGTAGCCCATTTTTATTGGCTGGATTGGAAATACTCGTCATTAGAGCAATTAAGTCAGTCGTCTTTTTGTAAGGCACTATAGCAGAACCTACCATTCCCCTATAAAGATCGATCTTTTCTTTAATCGTTTTATCTGTTGAGCTAATAAAATGTAAATATTCTTTAATATTCATTTTGTCCGACCAATGATATTGCATTATGCTGTTTTTTGGCTGAATCAAATCTAACAAATTCCATTGGCTACGCATATAAGAAATATAATCATTCTGTAGAGTTTCTAAGTGATTGCCTATAAATGATAAATGTATATCGCGACCATATTTTATGACATTTATGATTCCTAATTTATCTCTAATTCCTATCTTCGTAATGACATAAGGAAAAGTATAAAATCCTCGACTGTATTCAATTATTTCAGCCCTGATATCATTATTCATTGCAGCATGAAATTTATCCTCTTCAGTATAATCTTTGAAGATATTTGAGAAAGCATCAGAATAATATATTCGTCTTTGTAATTCTTCATTACCCTGATTAATAATATAGTTTGGAGTAGATATGTTATCTATTAAATTTCTGTATTGCTTTGTTAAAAACTTATGTACTGAGTTTGGAGCAACACTTTCTTTAAATTGACCATCAATGGCGTCAAACACTGACAGTTGATAACAGTCATGTTCATGCAGTTTTGCTTTTAATTTAGATGTTAATTGACTAGATTTAAGTGCTGTAAAGTTGAAGTTACAATTTGCCGTTACTAGATCAAAAAAACAACCTTCTTTTTTTGCAAATTCTTTAGCATATTGGGTTAAATGATTAGGTATTTTTGTAATACTTTGGATTTCTTTATATTTATAAAAGTAAAATACATCATTTAAAGTTATAAAGAAGAAGTCGCCGCATAAGTGTTGAACTTGGTTCCCAATACCCTTTTCAGTATAATTTTGGTGTATGATCTTCCTTCGTTCAGAACAATAGAGAGTGTCTATTTCGGATGTATACCTTGTTGGATTGTGCATGTAGTTTCTTTGTAAATATTTTTTTGTTTCTGGACAAACATAAAATGATAAATTACAGAGCTTTTTAATAGTTTTTTCTTTAAGAACTAAATAATCTGGCTTAATGCCTTTTTCATTGGATATTAAAAAATCATTGATGCTATTGCTTATAAAATCCTGTAGATCTTTACCCTGATGTCTTAGATTCATCTTTGCTCCTAAATACCGCTATTATTTATTTATTTTTTCTTTTTGGCTTACTACCCTCAACATGGCTGTCAATCAGATTAGCTATACTCTCTTTTATAGAGGGATCTAGCATTTTTAACTTATTGGCAATTTGGAACTCTTCGCTCTCAATTTCGGGTAAGAAATCACGGCCTGTCAATAGCCAGACAGGATCAGCTTCATAAAATGAAGCGATATGCCTGATCAATGAAAGACGAGGTAATTGCTCGCCACTCTCCCAGGCGGCGCAAGTGCTATGAGAAATTTCAGTCTTAAAGCTATCGACTTCTTTAGCTTTAGCCAGTCTTTTTTGCTCTTTCTGTAAATGCTCAGTCAGCATACCAGCTAAGTCACGAACACTTGGGCCTTTAGCAGATTTCCCATCTTTTTCGTACTCTAAATTCTGACGCATCAGTTTGAGCCGTTGTGAGATTTTATCTCTAGTCATAATATATAACCCCTTTATTAATTGTATTTTATTCCAGTTACTCCTGTTACTCCTGAAAACAATACTAATTTAAATAAACCATGTCAACTATTAGTTTACAAAATAACTTTTACAATACATTTGCAATTTGATCTAGGTTTCGATACCTTTAAGGTTATTGTAAGGTTAAACAATACAAAGTATAGGAAAGCTAATAGGAGCAACAATGACACCTCAACATATCTGGAAAGAAATTAAAGTATCGAGCCTAGCGAAACAGCTTGGAATTAGCCGAAAGAGCATTTATGCCTGGAAGGAAAGGAAGAAGATTCCCGCAGAAAGGGTATTAGAGGTAGTTAAACACTACCCAAATTTTAAAAGATCTGATTTAAGACCAGATTTATGGGATTAAAAATATTAAGTAATCCTGTTAATAAGCAGGAGATTCTAGAGTCTTTACTAGAATTGTCAACGGAACACGATATACACCTAATACCATGTGGTGCTAACAAAAGACCTTTGGTGTCTTGGAAAAAATACATAGAAAAAAAACCAGACTCTAAAATTATTCATAATTGGTTCATCCAGTACCCAAATGCTTATTGGGGTGCTTTAACAGGCAAGAATTTTGGAGTAATTGACTTAGACACTTATAAAAACGATCAGCTTGAAATATGGGCAGAAGAACATCTTCCTTTTACACCCTTAAAAATGAAAACTAAAAGTGGTGGTCAACATCTTTATTATCAGTTTCAGAATTTAGATGTCTCGGTTAAGGCATCTACAAAAGGGTTAGATATTAGAAATAAAAAAGGTTTTGTCATCATCGTAGGAGAAGGTTATCAATTTCAATGGTTGGATAATAACGATTTTCGCTTATTTAGTGATTTACCAAGTCTTGAACCTAAACACCTTAGTTTAATTGAAAAACAGTTTTATAACGGACACGATAAAACAGAAAACAATGTCATATCAATGCCAGTCAATGAGAGTTGGCATACCCATGTGTTAAAGACGATTGCTAGGTGGGTAGCAGAAGGGCGTACTGATAATCAGATATTAAAAGATTGCACGATATTCACTCAAACTGGCTACTCGCATCAACAAACGATAGAAGAAGTCAGAAAAATGATTGCTGGAGCCCGGGACAAGGATTTTGGTAGTTCTGAAGATGAAGAACCCATCAAGGCTTTAACCATTGCCAATGCTTTTAAAATGGAACAAGAAAAACCAACTGAGTTTATTGGTGAGGGCTTTATTGCCGCTGGGTTTCGTTTATTTGTGATTGGCCCTCCTAAAGTGGGCAAATCACAATTTATTTTAGAGGCCCTAACATCTTGTGCTTATGGTGGTAAGTGGCTCGATATGCAATGGGATAGACCTCATAAAGTGCTTTGGTTACAAGCAGAAATACGAGGCTCTTATGTTGGTACAAGACTTAAACCTATGTACGATAATTTAGAAGAAGAAAAACAACAACTATTAGACAACAACTTCTTTTGGACAGATAGAGGCGATATTGATTTAAACAATTTTAATATTAAAAGGCTTAAAAGATTATTACAAAAGATTAAACCTAGTCTAGTCGCAATTGATCCTTTTGCTAATTATTTTGATGGAGATTCAGAAAGCGATAATAGCCAAGTTACTAAATTTTTTAAAAAACTTAATAACCTTTTCTCTTATAAGGAATTAGGCTTTGTACCTCCAGCCCTTGTGCTAGTACACCACACAAGGAAGCTTGGAGCTTCAAGTGCCGATTTTGAAGCAATTAGAGGCGCTTCTGCATTTCAGGGTTGGTATGATTCTGGCTTGCTAATGATAGATGAAGAAGATCATGTAAGGGTTAAATTCCAATTAAGGAATGGAGCTTGGCCTAACGATAAGCTCATAAAGTTAGATCCTAATAGCATGCAATTTGTCCCATATGATCAAAATTACCAGGTAAAAAATGCAGTTATTAAGGAGCTTGCTTTTTTAAATTCAGAGATATCTGTATTCGATTTAAATAATTTAATTGTTCAGCATGGAGAAAGCATCGATGCTGATTCTTGCAAAGAGATAAGACACCAAATTTTGGCTCATCCTCATGTAGAGCAAATAGGCGATAGACGGTCAACGAAATTAAAAATAAAACCTAAATTTAAAAAGAGATGGGAGGATAGATAGTAGTAGACCTATGTAAGGATTAGGCTTTGTTCGGTGTTCGCTAGAAGAAGGCGAGGAAAGCCTAACCTCTTTAATTTCATATGTCAATAGCTGTATATAAATAATTTACATGGCAAAGAAATCATTAACAAAAGGTAGGCAAGGAGAGTATGAGGCTATCTCGTTATTAGAAAAATATTATCCTGAAAAGTTAAAAAGAAATTTATTACAAACCAGGGATGCAGGTTCGGATATTATAATAAAATCCGCAAGACTTTCAGTTGAAGTTAAGCGTTATAAAAAAGGAAATTTGTACTCTTTTCGTTCCGAGTGGTGGTCCCAAGCTGTAAAGGCAGTTGAGGGAAAGGAACTCATTCCACTTTTATTATATCGTTTTGATAGATCAGACTGGAATTGTGTATTGCCTTTAGATGTATTCCTACAAAAACCGATCAAAGATTTCAATCTGCAATCATTAGCACTTTTAAGTGCTAATGAATTGTTTACAGAACACTTTAAAACATTGTCGTTTTATAAAGATGGGAGCTTCGATTGGTAGACATAACTTCTCCTGAGAAATACTTAAAGAGAAAATATAAGTCGTTATATCAAGCAAGAAAGAATCAGGGCGTTGACTGGTCGATTAAGCCTCAAGATTTAATTGATATGTGGTATGAACAGAAAGGAATATGTTCAGTTACAGGCTTACATATGCAATACCAGACTTTTCAAGTTAAACGGGAGACAACAAGAGGAAAACCTGGAAAAAAGAACTTATTAAATGTTTCGGTAGATAGGATAGATAATACCGTTGGTTATCATAAATATAATCTAAGACTTGTTTGTTTTGGAGTTAATAAGCTGAAATCTGGCTTAACAGAGTCAGATTTCGTCTGGTGGATTAGAACAATTAACAAAGGATTAAAAGATGAAGGATCAAATATATAAACCACAACACTATCAAGGAAAAGGGGTCGAGTGTATAGACGCGATTAAAAGTGCTCTTAAATCAACACCGCATGGGTTCGAGTCGTATTGTCGAGGAAATATTATGAAATATATCTTTCGGTATCCTAAGAAGGGCAAAGAACAGGATTTACTCAAGGCACGAGTATATTTAGATTGGCTGATTATAGAGGTAAGCGAACAAAATGGAGAATGAAGCAGTAACAGTTGATAATGTTTATCGTCATAGATGGATTTGGTATCACACGATCTTAGCTCTACTCCTTTTTTTGGCGAATATACAATTATTGGCTTTAATAGTCGTAATCTCCATCAAATTATGATTGTAAAGTTAAACCAAACATGTATAGTTAAACGAGAAGCCCAAAAAGGGGTCTAGAAGGAACGATAATAGAGGAGGTAGTGCCATTTGGTGTCCTAAATGTAAAAAGAGCAAATCTAAGGTCTTAGAGAGTAGGCCCAACGATAAGTTTAAAATAAAAAGGCGTAGAAAATGCCTTAAATGTGATTTTATATTTTTCTCTATGGAAGAAATTTATCTCGTTCAAAAAAAGAAAAAAATAATCAAAGAACAGTATTATAAAAATAGATACAGTTATGAGGCATCACTCTCTAGGAGTGAGCCTCATAAAGAACTTAGTTATTCTGACTTAGAGGATTTAGGCATTGGAAGAAAATAATAAATTTATATTATGCTTAATCGTGTTTGTAATTGCCTTGTTGGTCGTTATTTAGTATGGCAGGTCAACCGATTATCAGAAAGCAAATGGCGTTGTTAGACAAGGCAGGGGAATTCGGTATTTTCGAATTTATAAGCCAGGGTGGAAATATAGCTCAGTTAAAAAAGAAATTTGGTGTAGGTAATAGAGCCTTTTATAAGTGGCTGAAACTGGAACCAAATAGACATCAAAAATATAAAGAAGCTCAGAAAGAGAAAGCCGATTACTTGGCGGAGAGCTGTCTGGAGATTTCTGATAGTAGTGATCAATCTAACTACAATGCCAATCGATTGAAAATTGATACTCGTAAATGGATAGCAGGACAGCTTAACGAGAAATGGAGCGACAAGAAAAGCCCGTTGGTCGAGATCAGTATTCAGAATCAGCACTTAGACGCTGTTAGGGAGCTAAAAGACCTAATACAGCAAGAACCAGAAAAGATAGAATCTACATCGTTAAATGGTATTAGCTCTGAAGATTATGAAGAAGAAAAGCTATAAATACCCTCTATGCGTTGTTTTCTGGGATGATGCAGTTGAGCACTCGGACAATTCAACAGCAGAACCATATCACCAACCAGCTAGGCAAGTGACTTGCGGATGGCTTTTAAAGAACGATAAAAAAGGAGTTTCATTAGCTTTTGAATATGCTGAGAATGAGCAGGGCGTCCGAGGAGAGGCCTTTATTCCGAGTGGTATGGTTACTAGATTAGAGCTTATAGATCTGGATTAGATTTAGTTTTAATAAATTCTTCTAAACTTAGCCATTGAAGTTATGTCTACCAATCTATGTCATCTAGTTTTTCAAGTAGCTCCAGCAGGTGTGGAGTCTCGATATGCTTTAACTGGAAATCAGAGGAAT